GCTCTCAACCCTGGAGTAGGATTAGCAGTAATCTTTTTACCTAGATAGCTACCGCCCCCCGCAGTGGATAATTGATAATTATGAAAAGCTATAAAACCTCTATTAAGAGTTACATTAGAATTAACAGCTTGCATCCCAGCATCTTTACATCTGGCTGCTGTGCAGTTTTCAATAACAACTTCTGAGTTTTGGATATCAAAACCTACATTAGTACGTTGAGAACCGTTCACAGTTATATCTGCTTGGCTCCCTCCATCCACACAGAATCCTCTAATATAAACTCTACCAGTACAATCTTTTACAGTCACTCCACTTAGATCATTAGCATATACCATCCCAGGTGCTCTCGTATCAGTACCTGTCACAATATAGGATCTTTGGATATTAGCATCATTAGCTTTGTTAGTAATTACTATATCAGAACTTGCTGAATTATCTTCATAAGTAGTGACATTAAATATATTAGTTACACCCCCCTGAAATCCTGCTGCATTTGTATCCCCAAATTTAGAAGACATTGTAACTGTACGCTCAGAAGCTGCCGCTGCTGCCCTACTCCATTCAGGAGTCTGAATAAATGCTCTCGTATAATAATTCCACCATACAGATGCTCCCTTACTATTATTAACCCAAACAGTACTACTCACTCCTAATGATTTAGAGTCTGTCATAGTATTACTAAGATCTTGGGAAGTAAATGTAAGAATAGAACTGGGATTAGTAGTAAGAGTAGTAATTGTACTAGAAGAACCAACATTACTTCCGCATAATGCTCTAGCAAATCCTCTATTAATAACTTCAATCCCTGCCCCAGATCCCTCAAAATCTCTACTCTCTAAATGCAAACCTCCTAGAGGGCCACTTGTAGCCACTTCAATTATTACTGGAAATCTAATTTTCTTTGGTAGGGCATCTATAGCATCCGAAATTGTAGCAAAAACTTTCTTGTTATCAATACCACAATCAGAGACAGTTAACATAAATCCATCTATAGATGAAGAAGGGTATCCATTCATCTCAAATAGATAATCATCTCGATCTTCTAGATCATAAATAGGAAGATTGTCTTGCTCCCAGTTATAAAAAGAGCTTGAATCAAATTTATAAACTGGATCTACCCAATTATTAAGTAACTGAGCCGTCCCTGATGCTAAATATAAGTCTTGTGGAATAAACATTTTAAAAATTCAACGTCCATTTAAAAATTAATGCAAAATCGTCTGTCTTTGAGATATTAATAAAAGGTCTATAAGCTACTAACGGAGGTCTATGAGGAGTAACTCCTAAAGGATTTTGCATAAATAATCCAACCTCATTAAGTATATGCCCATTAGCTGTATCCCTATCAATGTATAATATATAGGTCACAGAATTAAGATCTACTCGTTTAATACTATTATCAGATAGTAATCCAAAATACCACGTATTATCTATAGAACCTGATCGAATACTCCCATTCCAATCCATTAGATTAGCACTAAGAATAGGAACTACAGAATTTGCACCTACCCTATAATCTGCTGCCCCATTTTCTTGTCCCAATGCGGATGCTAAAGTTGTCTCTGACACTCCATACGAATCAATAATTGAATCTCCTGAAACCCCTAATTGGAAATATCTAATTTGAAAATTTGTTATATCGGTAGCTCCAGATCCAGCATAAAGAAGACCTAATCCTACCCCCATTCCTGAGGTAATAATATTATGGTCATCGAATACCTTCTCTTCAGTACCATCGACATATACTTTGTAAATCTCTAAATGGCCCGAAGGATCTAAAATATCTGTTTGTTGCATTTTATTACTCATCTATTATAGTTATTTAGTTCCCTGCGGTTTAGGACCACTAACTACAGGGAATTGTCCTTGTGCTATCGAAGGTCCTGTAAATATTCCACCACCGCCAAAATAATAATTATCTACATTTGTAGATAGTCCTAAGAAGCCAATAGTCCAGTGCATCACAAGAGAAAAATCACTACTTTTAGGCACAGAAACAAAACTTCTATACGCCATTAAAAGAGGAGAGTCCTCTTTGTACCCCCGAGGGTTTTTAGCATAGAGTCCTACCTCCGTAATATTCTGCCCATTGGCGGTATTCTCATCTAATACAATTTCTGCTTCCATAGAATCCAGCAAATACTTAGTCCTTTTATCTGGCGTAACTTTAACAAAGTATTGATCCGATCCAGAAAAAACTATTGAAGAAAGGGGGGCACTCGTACCATACATTTCTGTATAAGTTACTCCACTGTCTTCCGAAGACGCATAAAATCCTCTATACCTTTCATAAAGAAGAAGCTCAGTATCCTCCCCATATTCTGACCAAGTTAAGGGAGTACTTAGATGGTAAAAGTAAGCGGACGTAGCCGCATCAAACGTGTTTGTATCTACACTACTTGTTCCAATTTGAAAATAATAAGGAACAAAATCATCTGCATAATTACTCCCCTTACCTTTTTGAATATCAATAAAGGTAGACCCTAACCCCTTTGTAATCATATTAGCGTTATCTAATACAACCTCTTGGGTTCCATCATTGTAGACCTTACATATTGTCAAATGCCCTTTAATCATGTTGAGACCTAAAATCTATTGTCCATATTATTTTTAAATTTTGGGGGTTTTGCATCCCAGCATTTGCCCCATCATCTGTAATTGCACATAAATTTTCCGTAAAAGTTTTCTTTGCGAATAATCTAAATTCTTGTCTAGTTATTCCTGTAGTGGTATTCATAAACTTAGGATCTGTGGGATAATTGGGATCTCCTTCTAGGAAAGGAGGTTCATTAGATTCTAATGCTTTCTTACAATCCATATTCCATAATCCTATTTGATGAAGTCCTCCATATAAATTCATAGCCCATACATCCCCTGAATATATATTAACTGTGGCTGTAACACGCGGGTCCACCACTATAGAAGTTACATCTACCAGGGAAGCTGTTCCTGATACAGATGCCATTCCTACAACAGGTCTTCCAGCCGCATGAAGATAAGAATCATATCCTAAAGATACAAATCCACGATAATCCATTAACCCATATGTATTAAATTCCCCTACAGGTACATCTAAACCACTTGCAGCGTAATTAAGAAAAGGATTAGCTTGAAAATCCCCTTCATACGCACTTACCAATAAAGCAGAAGGAGAGGGTACTGCTGCTCCAAGAGCGGTTGGGAATACTCCTTGGAAATAACTAGAAGGATCATTAGGAGCAAATGTAATCCTATTTTCAAACTGTCCATAAGATGTACCAGAAACTTCTGATCCAGACGCAGCTAAAGAACTAAATAAAGAATAAGCTGTACTCGCATCTTCCAATTTTTTATTCAAAGGATCGGGATATGAAGGAAGACGGTAAGGGGGAGTATACGCTGAAGCTTGTTCTGTTAGAGAACTAGTCCACAAAACTCTAAGATGCTTATCAGCACCAATTTGATTAATCAAAGAAGAAACACTAGCACTTACCCCACTACAAAGATCATCAGTTTTTAAATAGATACCATCTTTAGGAAAGAAATAAGCATTCTCTTGAAAGGAGGATGCAGCAGGTCCAAATGAAATGGCCCCCCACCTCCAGTTAGAAGTATCCATCACCCTAGGGCTTATCCCCAGGACGCTTGAGGGCGTCGTGAGCATGTCTACAATCGACTCTCCAGCCCCATTCACTACGAGGTTAGGCTCCTCTAACAGGAGCTTCTCAGAGCCATCTGAGTGGACTGCATATACTTCTACTTTACCCCTCATTGATTACAATCTCCTCTAATTGATCGTTACTTCCATCTCTAGTATTTGTATACATACTTACATTAGACCTATAATTCAATCTACTACCACCGCTAGCCCCCATCACCCCTGAAGTGATTACTGAATTTCTGCTAGCTGACCCAGTATTAAGATCTTTAAAGAATTTAAATATAGCCCTTAGATCATTGGCATCAATTCTAACTTCTCCATACTTAGTTTGGATTATGGAGTTATTATAGTTAGTTACATCTTTAATACTTATTTCTTCAAAGACTACAAATTTACTAGTACTACCTGTTTTAATAAAAAATTCAAGAAAGTATTTTTGATCAAGTCTATGAACCTTATCATATTTTTGGGTATAAGTAGGTGAAGCTTTTAGAGATTTATTATTCATTGTTGAGAATTTAAAAGTGAAAACTTGTTTAGTGTGCTCACTTATGTTAGCGATAGCTTGAGGAGGAGGGGGTTCCGTTGAATATGTAGCAATTGATGTAGGCCAGCATCTATGATCTTCACCAATTTGTGTAACTGTTGGTAGTGCGGGGAATGCTCCTTCTCCACTTCCAATATTGCTCTCTAGATTACCAATATTAAAAGATTGAATTTGGGAATTTTGTTGTACCATATTAATCCCATTTGTGGAAGAGAGGTCTGCAAGACCCATTTGAAACCAATTAACTAAAACCTTTCCACATTCATCTTTTACTAATCTAGGATTATAAGTCCATACGTTTAAATTTTCATGCCCTGTTCTAACCCACATACCTAAAGATAATCCTCCTATTCTATTGGGATTAGCTGCATCTAAGTTATGAGCTTTAACAGTAACTTCGTAATCATGATTAGGCTCCAAAAAATTTCTGGCCTTATTACCATAATCAGAATTATCAATTGCAATTCTTAATCTAGGAAAAAGAGATGGATTTGTCGAACGATGATATTTAATTATTTGATTATTAATTAAATATTTAGCATAAGAATATATGTTTTGATCATCTCTACTTACATTATATACAGAAAAGGTAGGATGAAAAATAGGGGTCTGGGAATCAAAAGTAGAAGTATCCACTAAATCAATCGAACTTACAATATTCTTATTTCGAAATTCTGGTGATGTTAGGAACACATCGGTAGCATCAGAAGCAGCATAAGTTCCTAAATCACTATGTTCTCCTTTCACCCCCGATATACTCAAGACTCCGCTATTCCCATAGTAAGCTATATCTATCTCATAAGTAATAGAGCTAGCAGCAAGATAACCGCTAGTCCCTAAAGTAGATCCGTCTATATCAAACTCAGAATTGTAAATGAAAGGACCATAAGTATGAGAAAAGAAATTTGGTGCTCCCACAAGATTATAATTATTATTTAGTCCATGCCCACTAAAATAACTACTGCTGTTGTACACATTATATAATTTATGAACTGGAGATCCAAAAGTGAAATGTTCATAATAATGAAGAGAGTCGTCTGCACTCTCTGTATTAATTAAATGATTAGCCATAGATTGTTTAACATCTATCCAAGGTTCCCTATACCATGAAAGAAAATCAGGAGGAGTAAGAAGACTATTACTCGTAGGCCAATTTGCTTGAGTAAGAGTAGGGTGTGCTTCCAAGTAACTTCCCGATACTATAGAACTAACTTGTAAATACTTTTCTAAATCATGAACTTTATTCATGGTATAAATAATCTCTTGTAATTGCCCCCTCCTTCCATAAGTATTACAAGCTGACGATGCCACATTCTGTTTAGCTCTTGAGGCAAAAGTATTACTAATATCATACCCAAACATAGAACTGGGGGAACCTAAATTTTCGCAAATATTCCATACCCTATCCAAATTTTCATAGTCTATTAGCTTCCCTAATCCTTGCCCCCAACTATTTTGTCTTAATGCTACATCCTGATATTTTAATGAAGAAGGGATAAAACCTAAAGGAAGATACCCTATATTAGAAGTATAATAAGAAGTAGACATTTCTAAACTACCTGGATTATTTCTTCCATTTCTAGTAAACAATTTAGTTTCGGGTAATAAATTATGAAAATTTCTTCTACGCAAACTATTTCTATTAGCAGAATTTAAAGCTTGATATGTGGTACCCGATAGTAAAACATCATTAACATTATCCACCTGTGTTCTTTTAAAACGATTAGGAAGAAAACCATTTTCTGTGGCTAATGCTGCCATATCCACCGCACATACTCCAAACCCAGTAGTTACAGTTGATGATCCTTCATATAAATCTGTGAAGTTGGGTCTCCATTC